TCAGTTTCAAGTGATTTTAAAACTTCAATGAGTAATAAATTACATGAAGTACATCCTGGATCTTGGGCATGTGCATCACGCAACTTAACTCTGATGGCAACCTATAATCCCAAGCATTATTCATGCAAGGAGATTATCGATGGATATTTTTCACGGATTGGTGTTGACTTATACTTACCTAATTTGGGATCAATCAAACCTGAATATTTATTAGGTGTTAAAAGTAAGCCCAATTCTTATCCGGGAATTCTCACTGCAGAAAGTTTTGGTAATAAGAGAAAATTTAGTATTCCATTTACCAAAGGTTTCGCTTATGAGTACATGAAAACCATCATGGACAGTGAGGAACAGATTTTAGATTGTTCTTTATTGTATGTTGGTGGTAGGGAGAAGAGAATGAAAGCAATTTCCGGCCAGAATAAAGATGTTTCTACTCGAATAGTTCTAGGCCAAGAAGATGTTCCATCATTAATATCAATCACACTGAGTAAGATCTTAAACGAAGGGTTTCAAAAGATGGACAAAGGCTTCAACTATGGTGGTCGGGTTAATGGACGTCTAAATTATAGAGACCTTTCGGACATATTAGAGATAGATGATCGATATGAACTTAATATTAATGCTGATTTTTCCGCACATGACTGTATGGTTCATGAACCAGCACTAGTTAGTGCATTCGCAATGTTACGTCTATGTTTTGATGATGACATTCGAATTGATAGACTGTTTTATTATGTTATGTCGGGAATGATTTTTAAGCGTATTGTATTACCGGAAAGTAGATTAATTTATCAAATAAGTAAGGGAGTTGCAACTGGGCATGGTTTAACTAATATTGTGACAACTCTATGCTCTTATGGAACCTTTGCAGCTGGTATGAATAAAATTTTAACACGGAAAGAAATTAAACAAAGTTATTTAGTAATGGCTGGTGATGACGTCCTTGGAAAGATGGTTTACTCAAAGATTAAGAAATTATCTAAAGAGTTAGCTAATAACAGTGGCATGATTCTCGATGATATAAGTATAAGTAGTGGACATCTTAATAGTGAAAATGGCCTTAGTATCAATACTTTCCTTAAAAAGAAATATACTTACCACGGTCTATCATGGAATGATGTTGAGTTATTCACTAACTTATCTTATCCAACTAGTACAAAACTAAGTAACGCCAGGAAGATTGATAATTATCAACAAATGGTTGTT